TTCCAACAACGCTTTGCGAAAAACGCAATGGTTACGTATGCCGAAGTGGAAGGGAAACCAACAGAATTTCCAGTAATAGAAGGAACAGCCTGGGCATATAGGTGTGATTCTTTGCCAGGCATGTGTGGATCCGTTTTAGTTATGCTTGATAAGTATAAAGCGAGGAAGATCGTTGGGATCCACGCTGCAAGTGATTCAGAAGGATACGCTTTGGCACAAATTGTAACATCTGATGCCATTAATGAAGGTATGCGTTATTTCGGAGCAACTATTCAACCATATTATCCGAAGGTTGATATTGATGGTTGTGAATTGGGCTTAGTGCAGGCTCAAGGGAATTTCACAAAAGTTGGGACAATTTTTAAACATCCACAAATACCTGATAGATCAAAGATAATTCCATCAATTACACATGGACGAATATTCAAACCAACAACTGCACCAGCGGCATTATCCCTTTATGATCCGCGAGCGTTCCTCATCAAGGAGACAACGCCATTACGAAAGGGTATTGAGAAATATGGTACAGTAGCGCCTATAGTTAATTCACCAATACTAGCGCGAGTAATATCTAATTTAAAAGATCTTATGATACCATTGGAGGGAAAAGTTGAAAGACGAATCCTTAGTCAATGTGAGGCACTCAACGGAATACATGGAGACGAATTTATTCAAAAAATGGATATGAAAACATCAGCAGGTTATCCGTGGAACCAAAGCCCACAAGCAAAAGGAAAACATCCGTACATTCAGTTGGATGAAACAGGCAAATACGTTATTAAATCAAATGATTTGCAACGGAAATTGGATCAGCGTTTACAACAAGCCAAGGAGGGTAAACGAGTGGATAGCCTATGGATCGATACTTTAAAAGATGAAAGGAGATCGATTCCGAAAGTTATCGAGGCAAACACTCGAGTTTTCACTATACCACCAGTGGATTATACCATTGTGGGAAGAAGGCTCTTTGGAGCTTTTAATTCGGCATTTTATCACAACCGATTAAAATTCTTCTCTGCAGTAGGAATCGATCCAGGATCGCTTGAGTGGACAAGATTATATAACGAATTAGAAACGATGTCACCTTTGGGCTTCGGTGGAGATTTCTCCGGTTGGGACGGCAAAATGTCGCCTCAATTCATAATGGGCGTATGCGATGTTATCAATGCATGGTATGCCGATGAGCCTGAAAATCAAACAGCCCGGGAAGTTTTATTCGACGAAATTGTACATACACCACAAATAGCTTTAAATGAAATTTATTATACACACATAGGTAATCCGTCAGGAAATATGTCAACAGTTATAATTAATACATTAGTGCATTTTATGAAATTTTTGTATTGTTATTATTTAATTGTACCTGTAGAACAAGCTTCTTTAGATATTTTTAATCACAATATTAAACTTTTTATTTATGGAGATGATGGTATTTGTGCAGTAAAGGAAGATTTTCTTCAATATTTTAATCCTAGTTTATTATCTAGTGCAATGGAAAAATTGTGTTTGAAATATACGAATTCGGCAAAAACAGGACCAGCGGAAGTAGTTCCTATTAGTCAGCTTACATTTTTGAAAAGAGGTTTTAGACCAGATAATTTTGGGCGAATGATGCCAATTATAGATATGCAAACGATTAATGAACTTACCAATTGGACTAAAGAATGTGCAGATTTATCAACGACAGAGGCATCTCTAGAAAATCTTAATGATGCCTTGTCATTTATGTTCTATTATGGAAAGGAAAAATTTGATCGGCTAATGCAACGAATACGTGCTGTACTCGATCCTCAATATTATCCGAGGCTTCGAGACTATGAATATTACGCACGAAATTTTGAGAAGAAGCATGATGCCTACTTATTTGCTCCACTTAGAGCGGAAAGCGAATATAACGGTGGCATGAAGCCAGGAGGAACATTTACAACAGTTTCTATGGACCCAGTAATCGAATCTACCACGCCAATTTCAACAGCACAGGATGATTCGATTCGAACGAGTGATAACACGAAAGGTATCATATTGGAGAGTCAGCGTGATATTGAGG